TTCTGTAACAGAATTTTTAGCTGCTGTTGGTACTGATAATGAAGATGAAGCTAGAGCTAAAATGTTTTTAGAAGGATCTTTAATTGGTATACCATTAGAAGTTTTAGGTTGGGCTTTAAGAGGTGGCAAAGTTAAAGCTAATACAGCTAATGCAACAGAAACATCTACTACAAAAATTGACACATCTGACATTCCTGTAATAAAAAAACTTTCAGATGAAAATGTAATAAATCTCAATTCAAACGCAGATGAAATTACTGCTTTAAAAAATGAATTGCAAAAAATTAATAAAATTAAAGTTCCTAAAAAAATTATTACAAGAACTGTTAATGGTAAAAAAGTAAAAACAACTATAACAGATGAAGCTGTTGCTTTAGACAAAGCAAATAAAAAAGCAGCAATAGTTAATAAATTAAAACCTTTAGAAATAGAAGAAACTATTTTAAACAATACAGTAAAATCATCAGATCAAGCAGACATTAATAAAAAACTTGGTGATAAACCTAGAACTTTAGAGGGAAAAAAGTTACCTGATGAAATTACAAAACCATCTTTAAATTTTAAAATTAATAATAGAGTTACAAAAGCTGCTGAAGAATTATTAGTTTCAGGTAAAGTTAAAAGAAATCCTAATATACGAATTAATGAACAAATAGCAGATTTAATACTTAGACAAAGAATTGATGATGATGTATTTCAATCTATTTTAAAAAGAAATAAAATTTCATTACAAGAATTTGCTAAATTTTTTAGTGAGAACGCTAGTGATGCTGGTCGAACATTAAATTCTTTATCTATTATTCAGGCTAAAATAAATAAAATAGATGGAACTACAGGATCAAATGTAGCATGGAAAAAAGCTTTAGATGATGGAACTGAGGATGCTCTTGATAAAGGCTCTGCTGGTTTTCTAAAAAAACTAGATAATATTCGTAGAGGTTTGATGGTAACTCAAATAGCAACCGCTATGAGGAACTTTCAATCTCAATCTGGTCGTCAAGGTTTAGAGGTATTAGCAGAAGCTCTTGATAAGGCTTTACAGACTTTATTTAGAGTGGTTGCACCAAATGCCAAGATTATAAGAAAAGCAGATCCCATAAATGCTTTTAGTGGTTTTGTAAATATTTATAGACAATTTAATCCTCTTTATTTTAAAAAAGTAAAAAGAGATGTAAGTGATATTTTATCTTCATTTCCTGTAGAAGAAGATAGATTATTTTTAAGATTTAGTTCTGATGTTGTCGCAAATTCCAAAGGCAAAGGAATTTTAAGAGGTTTAGAAAAAGCAACCAATCTTTTAAATATAGTAAATAAATTTCAAGAATTTATTACTAGAAGATCAGTTTTTCAAGCAAGATTAAATAATCTAATTTTAAATAATCCAAGTTTTTATGGTGGAAAAAATTTAAAACAAATTATTAATGATGGTCAAGTAAACATTATTAGAAAATCTGAAGTAGCTCAAGCCGTAGATGCTGCACTTGAAATTACTTTTGCAAAAAACTTTAATAAATATAAAGGTGGCTACGAATCTTTTGCTGCATCATTTATTAATTTTGTAAATAAAATTCCTTTTTCTTTCTCTCTTGCTATACCTTTTCCTAGATTTATGATGAACTCTTTAAGGTTTCATTTTGATTTTAGTCCATTAGGTTTTTTAAATTTTTTAAGTAGATCAGAATTAAGTGCTTTAGCAAAAGGTGATACATCTAAAATAAGTAGAGCTGTGTTAGGAAGTGCTATGCTTTA